GGCTATGAATTCGGCGGCGTCATCATCCATAGTGGTAATGATAGACCAAAAAAAGAGGGCCGGAAAGCCCCCCAAATCTCAACCAAGGAGATAGGCTACTGCGAGAAAAGCCGTTCCCATTCTCGCCTATCAGGCAGGGGTACGTCAACAGGCCATTGGTTTGTGGCCAGCAAAAGGTCTACCGTGTTGATGTGGGCCAGCCACCAGGCTTGCTGGCGCTCTCGCTTTGACCACTTAGACCCTTGGTCTATGTCGTGATGGCAGTGCATACACAGCGCAGCCACTAGGTTGTCGTCAGCCTTGATCCCTCGCCCCTTACCGCCACCCCAGTTGCTGTGCGCGGCCTGGACGAACGATCCTGACCCGCAGAACTGGCAATCAAGCCCTGCCACTAGGCGCAGCAGCTTTGCGCTTCTGACGTACTTCCTTTTGGGGAAGGATTGTTTCCAGGGTGTTGAATCGGTGTTCATTGGCGCATTCGTACCGACGTTTTTTTTCGTTGTCTGCCGTCTTTCTGGTGTCTTTGATTAGCGTCCAAGTTCCGCATACAGGGCATTTCATTCATGTGACCTTAACACCATTCGTTCGTTTGCTTGCTGGGTACGCCATATTTCCACTTCCATCTTTGCGGCTTCCAGTTCCCACTTCAATGTTTCTTCCTTTTCCACCGCCGCGGCCAAGCCTTTCAGTAGGCTGTGGTACTCAGGATCAGCCAGTGCTTCACGCTCCTGGGCGTTCGCTGCCTCGATGCCTAATGAAAAACAGTCTTTCATCAGCATGGCTTTTTTGCTGCGCCTGAATTCTTCCAAGTACACCCTATCGCCTTTGGCCTTGCCGTAGTCTGCTGCAATGTTGCGGATTCGCTCGGCTGACTGTTCTGGATCAATCACGCAGTACCCCCAATGCTCTTAGTGCCGCTTCTGGCCCATCAACTACCGATAGCGGCCCGCCACGCCACGCGCCATGCCAGGTCAATTGATCTTCAGTCAACTCCCTGGCCGACGGCGGTTTGCTGCCGTCTTTAATTTCCATAAGCAGCGTCTTGCCTTGAAATCCCACCAGCAGGTCAGGTACGCCTTTGCCAACTGCCGCCAGAGACTGAACCGTAGCCCCAGCGGCTCGTAGCGCAGAGACTACTTGCTGCTGATTTGCGTCAATCTTGGCGGCTCGTCTCATAGGCTAGTCGTTTCATGTCTTGACGCAAGGTATGCGCTGCACCAGGGCCGCGAATCTCGCTGATCTTTAAGATCACCCTTGACCACCAAAGATTCGCCCACTGCGTCCCTTTGGCGCTCTGCTGGTCTTTCCAGCGGCTCATCCATTCCCTTGCTTCGCATTCCCTGCGCCATTCCTCCGTCCAGGTCGCCGGTAGCGATGAGGGCTGCTGTGATTTGTTGGTACTCAAACGCTGTCCCTTCTTTTAGTCTGTTCAGCAGCCGATGGCCTTCGTCGCGGGTCATGTGTTCTTCTCCTTGAGTTTGGCTTCGATGGCTGCAACGACTTTCTTGCCCTTTTGAGAAACTGGGCCTGCACCACCATTCATGCCGTAGTAATAGCGCAAGATGTCATCGGAGAGGATTTCCTCATCCGTCAGCCCAACCCATTCACGAGTTGATGCTGCGCCAGTCTTGTAAGCCGACCGCAGCGCCCATGTCCATTGCTCACGGTCAGTGTCGTCCATCGTGTCGATTTCAGCGGGCAGCGGGTATTTCACAAACCATTCGTCAAAAGTCATTTCTTCTCTCCTATGCCGTGCGCGGCTTCAATGGCGCGGGCAAACTGAAGCCTGCCCGCAACGCTATCAAGACAGTTCGCAGCCAATTCCCAGACCCGCTCATCCGTCAGCGGCTGGCGCTGGTTCTGGGCGGTCAGTCCTGCGGTCATGTTGTCGATCTGCGTGAGTACGCCCATCAGGTCATCAAACGGCTTCCACTGCGGCGCTACATCCTTGTAGTGCTGCTCCCATATTGCGACAGCGAGGCGTTTTGCATAGCCGTAGGCGTCAGGCTCCTGCTGTGCTGCGGGTAAGGTGGTGTAGACATAATTCTGTGTATATAGCTTGTGCTTTCCAACGGGGAGCGACATGTAGTCAAGCCGCCAGTCTTTTCCGAACACCTCCACGATTACCGCGCACCGAGGCTCCACGCTCTCAGCCTCTGCGATGGCGGTGCGGAGGGCGGTGATGGCTTTTCTTCCAAGGTCACTACCCATTCTGTGGCTTGCATATTGCTCCAGCGCCTCCAGCGCCAGCTTCATTGCTTTAATGCTCATTTATTGCCCCTTCCTCAGTTGCGCCAGGCGCTCACGGATGTGGTCAGGCATCGGAACAGCGTTACGGTTGCGCTCCTCAAACTGCTGGGCAATAGACACCACGCGCTTAGGCTCGGGAATCTCGGCACCGTCCCACCGCATCTGGTTAAGGTAAACAAGGGGTGCTGGCACGAATGCGCCGTTGTCTTTCAGCCACTGGTCGGTGGTTTTTTGCCACTCAACGTGTTTCACGATCTGGTCGGAGCAGTGTTCGTACAGACCTTTCTTCCACCGTGCAAGACAGGCCGCTTTTGCGCCTTTCCTGGGGCTTTTGGGCCATGCTGCCCAGAACTGGTCAAAGCCTGATTCAAACATGATTCCCCCTGCATTGAGCAATCATGCGGTCAATGGCGTCCCTCAGTGCTGGCCATTCGTCCGTGTCTATGGCTATCTGGCCAGTATCGGTGCGGCCTGATTGCGTCACCATGACGAATTCACCAGCAGCATCGTCTTTGATTTCCACCCAGGTGGCCATCTCGGAAAAGACTTGCTCGCTTTTAGGTGCGACAACCAGCTTGGTTGTGCGTACTTCAAACTTTCTCATAAAAACTCCTGCTCCTCCTGAAAAGAAACAGCGGCAAGCGGGAGGTTCGCCTTTCGGTCTGGGGATCAATCCAGGCCTAGCCGTGTCTCAAAAATCAAATTTAATAAATTCCACCCAAAGACCCCCCTACCCCACACAAGAGTAGAGAGGGAAGGTTCCACCCCCGCGAACGGGATCATCATGCTACGGATTCTCACCGTATGCCCCAGGCTTGATGATGCGACCAGCCCACCGGATTGTTCAGGAACTGCCCCCTAGACCAAAGTCATACCGGCTACCCTTTTCTTCCGCGCCCTCAGGTTCAAGTCTTGCTATCGTGCGGAGTACGGTCTGCAAAAGCAAAAACCCCTCAATTCGTTCTGGTGGATCTTGGCTCTTGGCGTGAGCAGCAACAAGGCGATTGAAGATAGGCAAAAGCCTCGCTTGATGCTTGTCAAGATCCACCACAGCGAACTGAGGGGTTCTTTGCCTATCTTCTTCGCCTGGATGCCACTCCAGACGTTTTTAATATACCACATCTTTTTTTCTCATTCAATGACTAGAAGCAAAAAAAGCCAGATGAACCAGCCCCACCAAGGCGCATCGCCAGCCAGCAGGATCAGCGGGCCGAGCAAAAAAAGCATCAGCCGCCTCATTTGAACCACTCGGGCCTAAGCGCCATCAACTGCCACACACGGGCCTTGGGCACCTGGTCACCCCACTGCGAAATCGCCTGGCGTGTGATGCCCAGCAGCTTGGCCAAGGCCATAGCCGTTCCTGCAAGTTCAATAGCCTTTGTCGTGTCCATCCCCTGATTGTAAGCGGTCTTTACTGGTTACCGATACCCGACAAATGCAAGGGGGCTTTACATGGTAGGTGTTGACATGGCTGTAAAGGTGGCTTACAGTTCACCCATGCCCTAGCGAATTGCACGGGGTCTTTTAGGAGAATCAAGATGGTCAAGATGATGAAGTTCTACGTTACCAACGGCGTTGAAAAAGCCCGTGTCTGGTACAGCCGCGGTCAACTGATTGATGGCCGTGATTGCGTAACGATCTACGCCAAAGACTACACCGGCGCACTGGGTCGCATCTTCCGCGATGCAGCACCCTACGAAAACAACACCGACACCATGACCGACTACTTTGAAAAAGGTCGGGTTCGCATCTTCCCTGGCAATCCCATGTGGAACGCAGCTTGCGCTCGTGCTGTTTGATTTATTGTCAAAACTCTTGACGGCCCGTGTAAAGCGGGCTTACAATGCAACCATGCCGCAGCAAGCGGTCTTTTAAGGAGAATCATGATGACCAAAGCAGAAGCCCTCAAGAAAGCACAAGCAGCACGTCACGCTGCAAACGTAGCTCAGGCTCGCGTTGCTGTGTATGCCGTAACTTTTGGTGGTAGCGACAAACTAACCCAGGCCGCTATCCTTGAATCGGACGTTGCGACAGAGGCGGCGCAAAAGTGGGAACGTGTCGCAGCCCTGCACCCTTCAACGCGCCGCAGCCTGATCCGCAAACAAGCACTCCCCGCCTTTATGTTTGGATATTAATCAATCGGGGGCCACGGCCCCCACCCATGCCCTAACGGGTCTTTTTGGGAGAATCAAGATGACTACAACCCCCGCCAATCGAGTCGCAACCTTTGTCAATCCTGACTTGGGCATTGCATCCACCGTGACCACTGTCAAAAAAGGCTATGCGGTTACGTTGCTGGACACCGACGCTGAACAAATCGTTGGCGCTTACATCTATCCCGCCGCCATGCTGGCCCAGGCAATCAACAAAGCTAAGGTGCTTGCCAATGTCTAACTGGCCCTTCCCGCCACCTGGCGGGCCTGTCCCTTGGACACCCGCCCAGGTACGCGAATACAAACGCAAACAACAGCAAGAGCAAGAGAAAACCAACCCCGCACCGTTCTAAGGAGACATCATGAAAGAGTACAGACAGCACTACAAGACAGAACGCCTGTCAAGACGCGCAGAAGCCGCCTGGGGCTTCATTCTGGCCTTGGCCATAGGTGTGGGCCTTGCATGGCTTCTTGTGGCTTGGTGGTCGTCATGAACCGCCTTCTTGACCCCAAGTTCAAGTACACGCCAGCAGCCGCTACAGACATCACGCAGACATGGCGCAAGTACGGCTGGAAACCAATCGCAGAAAGAAAAAAAGATGAGCCACCAACAGTTCTACGAAACCGTTCAAAGACAACAGGAGTATGAAATGCAAATCAACCCAGAACACATCATCAACAGCATCGAAAAGACTGCTGGCATCCATTACGCTGACGCAGACGATGCTGACCGCCTTGCATGGCAGGTAGGCGCACTGACTGCAAAGATTCGTGAACTGTCAGCCCTGCTCCAGTACACGGTTGACCAGTTGGAAGAACTTAGGAGCAAGAAAAAATGATCGGCACCAAGATAGCTACCGCATTTGTGAAGGCACAGAAGGCTTTCGGCCCTGCGCTTAAGTCTTCCACCAACCCGCACTTTCGCAGCCGCTATGCAGACCTGTCGGCCTGTGTTGAGGCAGTGATTGATGCGCTGAACCAAAATGGCATCGCCTTGATGCAGCAGACCGCTGAATGCGCTGATGGGGTGACCGTCGAAACCGTGCTGATCCACGAATCAGGCGAAGTCATCACCAGCGGCAAACTGCACGTTCCTGCTGCCAAACACGACCCACAAGGCTACGGATCGGCTTTGACGTATGCTCGGCGCTACTCTCTGATGGCTGCTTGCGGCATTGCGCCAGAGGACGACGACGGCAACGCAGCAACGCGCCGCACAGCAACCCCAGACATCACTGACCACCTGGCGGCAATTGAGGCCAGCGCCAGCAGCGACGAAATGACAGCAGCGTACAAAGATGCCTACGATGCTTGCCAGGGCAATCAGTCGCTACAACTGAAGGTCATCGCAGCCAAGAAAGCCCGTATTGATCGAGCAAAGAAGGAGAAAGCAGCATGAGTTATACCCCTGAACGCTGGCACTTCCAAGACAACACACGCTACCAATCACCATGGACAACCAATCCTTACAGCATCACCACAAGAAAGCCTGGGGTTCACGGAACAACAGTTGCCAACATACCAAATCGCAAAACTGTGCCTGATGCTGAAAAACGCGCCAATGCAATGTTGATTGCCCACGCTCCAGAAATGCTGGAACTTTTACGCACATTTGTCGGCTGGTATTCAAACAAGAAACCAGGCAATTTCCACATGGTTATGCCATTTAAAAATCAGCCTCCTGAAATCCAAGCCGCAATGAAATTGATCCAAAAAATAACAGGAGAATCTTATGTCTGAAGAACAACGCACCGACGATTGGTTTGCCGCCCGCTTGGGCAAAGTCACGGCCAGCAGCTTGTACAAAGTCCTGGCCAAGACCAAGACAGGGTACGGAGCAGATCGAGGCAACTACATGACCCAGCTTGTTCTGGAGCGGGTGACCGGTTCCAAGGCTGAGTCCTACACAAACGCCTCAATGCAATGGGGCATAGACCAGGAACCATTCGCCAGGGCCGCGTATGAAGCCTCTAGGGGCGTGATGGTGGACGAAGTGGGGTTTATCCCTCACCCATCAATTGAAGCGGCTGGTGCCTCTCCTGACGGCCTTGTCGGTGATGATGGGATGGTAGAGATCAAATGCCCTGACAGCAAGACCGCCCTGGAATGCTGGCTATCGGACACGCCGGTAGAAGGCAAATACTTCGCCCAGATGCAATGGCAGATGCGCTGCGCCGACAGGTCATGGTGCGACTACGTTGTGTTTGATCCGCGAATGCCCGCCAAGGCCCAACTGTTTGTCACCCGTGTACATCGGGATGACGAATGGCTAACGGTCACGGAGGGAGAGGTCGTTAAGTTCTTGGCTGAAGTGGACGCCAAGGTTGCAGCACTGAAGAAAATTATTGGGGAATGAAATGCCTAAAGTCACTAAAGAAATCACCGTCATCACCGGCCAGTACACCAACAAGGACGGCCAGCAGAAGAACCGCTATCAACGCATCGGATCGGTCATTGACACCAAGAATGGTGAAATGCTCAAGATTGACGTTATCCCGCTGAAAGATGGCGGCTGGGACGGCTGGGCGTACATGAACGAACCACGCGAAGAACAGCAGTCTAAGCCGCAGAAGCGAAATAGCGGGTTTGACGACATGGAAGACGTTCCGTTTTAAGGGGCCATCATGGGTTACATCATTGGCGTTTTGTGCTTCCTCGCCTGGTTAACCCACGTCTTCACCTGCTTTGTAGATGGGATGTGGGGCTTCCTTCTGGCTGGCGCAATCTTCTTTCCAATCGGCATCCTTCACGGGTTCTACCTTTGGTTCGCATGATGCAAACAGACATCTTCCGTCAAGCCTACCTGGATGACCTAAAGTCTGAATGGCGGGCAACCATAGAAGGCGATGGGGGCCATTGCCCCTGTTGTGACAAGTGGGGCAAGATTTCGCCCTTCTCGCTCACAGAAACACACGCCCTTGCGCTTTTATGGTTGTCCCGCGCCCCTTGTGATGACGACGGCTGGGTCAACGTTCCACCGATAGCACCGGCCTGGATGCTACGCGGCAAAAACTACACAATGATGGCCAAGTGGGGGCTGATTGAACACGGCGGTGACGACAGCAAACGCTCCGACGGTTTCTGGCGTGTCACACCCAAGGGTTTGCACTTCATCTGTGGAACCCTCACAGTCCCCAGAAAGGCGTACATTTACAACAACCAGGTTGAAGGCTGGTCAGACGAATGCGTTTCGTTTAGGGATTGCTTTGGCCGTCATTTTGACTATGCTGAAGTCATAGCCGAAAACTTCAACCTGAACGCGATCAGACTAGTTCAAAGTGCGGGCCGTCAATGAACGGGCGCTGGCCTTGCTTTCGGCGTTCGTCAATGTAGGCGTTCATTGCGGACGCCATCGTGCCCTGCCACTTGCGGATGTCTTTGACCGTCCATGCGGCACCCCACCGCAAAGGCACATCAAACTCGATTGCAGCGGCTTTCATGGCATCGGCAATGTCGTCGTATAGGTTCAGTTCCCAAGACGCCCTATCGTCGATGTAAGCCATCAAATCAACAGCCCTGCCCTGAACGTGTGTCCCGCCCTCACGCACTTGGCTTGCACCCTTGTCAAACAGTTCCCGCTGGCGCTGTGGGGTTCGCACCCCTTCAATCACAGCAAAGTCCACCTTGGTCAGTTCAATGGCCAGGTGAACCACTTGCACCAGGCGCTTATCAACCCCAACCAGGTTATTTATGGAACGCTGAGACAGGGCAAAGGTCATCGTTTAATCGCCTGTGCAATGCTGGGGGCGATCTTTTCCACAGACCTACCCACAACGTACCCACCTAGACCAAACTCCACAATTGACCACAGTTTGATGTACTCGGCTTCGGACAGATTAGGCGCTGCCCAGCCAAACCACCTGGCCACGATCAGGGCCACAAAGGTAATCATGGTCAGGGGTCGCCAGTTAGCCGCCAGCCAGTGAGTAGATGCCGCCTCGGTCTGGATGATCTTAGACGCCGCCTGTTCAATCTCAGACTGCGCTGCCAGTAGCTGGCGCATCACCTCGGCTTCGGCCTTGGCTTTCTCAGTCGGATCGGGAAACAGGTTGCCAACCACCTTGCCCAAGATGGGGGCCAATGCAGGGATCAAGGCTTGAAACATTAGTGTTTCCCAAAGTAGGACATGATGTAGCCAGCAGCCGCAGACGCAGCAGATACGATAGACATCCCAACCCAGAACCCACCGCGGCCTTGATTGGCCAGGGCTACAAGTTTTTCCAGGTTGGTTTCCATCTTGTCGATCTTCTTTTCCATTTCGTCAAAACGGCGCTCGTAGCCCTGTACTTTTTCCCATAGCTGGCCGTACTTCACGGGATCAATCTCTGGCTGCATTCACAGTTCCCCTTCACTTCTTGCGCTTGTACTGAGGCGTGTTCAAGACCTCAATATCAGTCAGACCGCCAGGAATTGTAAAATCGAACGTTGGTTCTATGCGCCGTTCTAGCGGGTTGTTGACAATGTTTTGCCCTCTTGCGCCACCTTGTTGTCCAACATTACGAATCGGCGTACCAGCAACACCAGTCTGATTCTGTGGCAACAAGTCGCCAATCGGCACAAACCGCGTCTGCATCTGCTCAAACGCTTTTTTCTCGGCTGCTGCTTGCGCCCTAGCCTGTCTCGCTGCAAATCTCTGTGACAGTGCTTCGTTGGTCATCAACGCGGCAGCGCCATACGTTTGACCACCCGTCATGGTTTCTGCGCCCAACGCTGCGCCCTTAGACACAACCTGTTCGCCAACCTTCCTAGCTAGTTTTTTCTCTACGTTGATTGCTTGGACGGCTGCGCCTTTGTAGCCGGTGTCGGTGGCCAAGATGTGAACAGCATTATGGTAGTCGCGCAAGTTGTTGATTTCGTCAGGTGTGAACACACGGTTCATCACCTCACGGTTGTCATTCATGTACTTGGTCAACTGCCGCGGCGTTTTTTGATCGGCAATGCGGTTTGCAAACTGTGCCTTGATTTCGGACAACGCCTTGTCGGCCTGGGGCTTCAACTGTGGCGGGACATTCCGCAGCGTGTCAACAACGTGCGTGAATTGCTCCACAGGCATATCAATGATGTTCTGCGAAATCTTTTCGATGTCAACCTTGCGGTTTATGCCTTTCGGCCCCTCAGCGTCAAGAATCCGAGAAATGCCGTTCGGGTTGTCCAGTGTGTTTTTGCGTAGTTCGACCAGCCCACGCGCTTCTTTGTAAAGCGGGGTGTTGGTGTCCAAGTTTGCCAGCACATCTTCGTCAACAGCAGCTTTCAATTGCTTGTGGAAGTTGTTGCTTTTGCGATCCCAGTTCTCGTTCAAAAACTGTCTAAAACTTTCAGCAGTCTTGGCATTGGTTGGCAACAAATTGCCGTCCTTGTCAATCATGCCAAGTTGCTTCATCCGCGCTAAAGAAATGTCCCTCAGGCCAATAGTTTCTGTATTGGCCTTCCACAATGATTCGTCACCCAACACACGCGAAATGTTGTTGGCTTCAACGGGAACCTGCGCTGCAATCGCGTCGCGGTCTGCGTAAATCTTTCTGGTAGCGTCATCAAAGTACGTTTGCAGGTCTTGCAGCGGCTTTAAAATTGTGTTGCCGCGCTTATAGACTGCGCTTTCGTCCAGGCCGATGGTGCCGCCTGTGTCCCTGATTCGCTGGTCTGCGTACTGCGCCAAGCGGCGCTGCTCATCTGCGAAACGGTCTTTTAGGAAGTTGCCTTGCGGGGTGTCAGTGTTGGACACCGTGTAGTTGGTTGCGCGTTCCTTGCCCTTACCTTCGATAGCAGCCAGATCGGCTTGGTAATCTTCACCAAGAACGCGGCGCAAGGTTTGTGCGCGGGCGTGTTGTTCAGGCAAAGGCAAGCCTGTTTCGGCGTACTTGATTTCGGTAAAAGGCGCGTCGGGCGCGGTAGGACGTGCCGTGCCAACACCTGGTTGCGGCTGAACTGGGGTTTGGCCTTGCGCTGCTGCTTGCCGATCAGCCTGATACTGCTGTTCCAAGGTCGGGGCGTTGCGACGCAGTTCAGCACCTGGCGGCTCGGTCAATACTCCAGCAGCACCTGGTTGGCCAGCAGTTCTTGCGGGCGCTCTAGTCGTGCCAGGCAATGCCGTTTCTACAGTAGCGCGAACAACGTTGCGAACAGGGGCTGGCGTGACTTGGGAAACACCTTCCACCACCCTACCCGCGGCCTGTCCTGCTGCACGGCCAGCCATGCCAACTTCGCGCTGAACAGTCCTACTAAATGGCAACGCTGAAGCGCCGAATTCCAAATAATATTCAACTTCAGGTTTAGGGATGCCTGTTTTTTTGGAAATGCTTTCGGCAGTCTCGCCAACAAACTTACCGATGGTTTCTGCAACGCGCTGGCTGAATTCACCTTTATACTCAGGCGTTTCAGTCACGCCAAATGCACGTCCCACTGGACGTTCTATCGCTCCAGTAACGCTGGCCTTAGTAGCCGCTGCTTGCTCAGGCGTTTGACCGGTAGCACGGGCACCTGCGTAGGTCACCATGCCAGCGACACCAGGCACAACGCCATACAGGGTGTCAGCCAGTGCCGCGCTGCCTCGTAGGAATGATGTAACAGCGTTGGCAACTTTGCCTTTTTTCTGCGGCTGGCCATAAACCTCAGAAGCAAACGCATCCACCGCTTGGGATGACATCAGGTCTGATTGGTTAATCGCAGGGGCGGCAGGTGCAGCCACGGGTGCGGCAGCGGGTGCGGGCCTTGCAGGGGCTTGCCGTGCTGCGGCTTGTGCTACGGTTTGCGAAGGTGACTGCATAGGCACCGCGGGGGCAGCAGCTACTGGCGCAGGAGCCGCAGCAGGTGCAGCGGCCATCGGCGCGGCAGGTGCTGGTGCCATTGGTGCAGCGGGTGCAGCAACCGGAGCAGCAGATGGCTGACTGCTTGGCATCAAAACCGCATGAACAGGGTCTTTGCTGCCCAACGGACGGTGGATGCCGAATTCACGCAAAAACGGCTCGGGGACTGATGTTGAAATATCAACTGCGTCCGTGTGAAAAGTCGTCTGCTTCGGATAGTCTGCCGGATTTAGCGGCATGAAGATTGACTTGTCGCCAGTCTTCCAGCGGTCATACAAACGCTGTTGATCCTCACGGGTGCGAACGCCGCTTGTGATCGGCAAATCTTTGTTGAACCGTTGGCGATATGCCTCTTGCGCCGCATTCAGGCGGTTTCTCAGTTCAGGGTCTATACCTTCCAAAACAGGCGCAGCAGCCCGCTGAGGGGGCGCAGCAGCCGGTGCCGCAGCCCGCGGGGGCGGCGCAGGACGCGGGGGGGTACTATAAACTTGCTTTGCAAATTCTTCGATGTCAGTCATCATTGCATCCCGACTAGTCGTTTGATTGCTTCAACTTTGTTCTTCAACCTATCAAAGCCAGGTGACCGCGGCCCGCCAGCAGCATCCACAACTTCCCTAAACCCATCTGGATCGTTGTTTTTCATTGCATCGAACAATCGGATGGCGTTGATGTCAGCAGTCTGTGACCACCTGTTTTGGAAGTCACGCGCAGACAATGGGTTGCCTTTGCTTTGCTGAAACGCAAATTGAATACCCTGATTCAGCAAGTCAGTAGCGGTGGCCAGCGATCTGTTGACCCGCGCTGTTTTCTTGATGGCGTCAGGCGTCCAGTTTGGCGAACCCGTCATTTCAGCACCCAGTTGCCGCGCAGCATCAGTGCCAAAACCGGCTGTCTGAGACAACGCTGCCGTTTGTTGTGCCATGTAGTGACCCAACTGATTCAGCGCGGTTGCGTTATCACCACCAAGGCCGATTGCATTGAACACTGCGTAACCGCCAGTTAAGTTGGCCAAAGTTCCAGCGCCGCGGCCCGTAAGGGCTTCGTCTGCCAATTTAATGATCTGATCGTTGTTGAATGTTTGGATTGGCACAGTCTGCGCCGCTTCCAACGCCTTGATCCGCACTTGATTGGCCGCGGCAAGTGTTTCTGTCGTTTCCCCAGGCGGGATAGGCGTGACAGCAGTAACTTGCGGAAGGGTGCTGTTTGGATACAAAGACCGCATTTCTCGGCCAATTGGCGTTGGCAGCGTTTGCCCTGGAAGTTGTTGCGGTGTAGGCGCACCAGACAACAACCGACGCCCAACCACTGTGCCGTCGCGATTACGGGTAATCACAACCGGCAAATTGGTCAAGGGGTCAGGCTGTGGAGCAATTTCTTCGTACTGTCCAGGGCCAAGTTGCGTTGTCGCAAGCGGCACTTCGCCAACGGTTTGTCTTGGGGCTTCTCCAACAACAGACGGCTGAACCACTGCTGGGAAAATGGCAGCATTGGTGTTAACAGTAGAAGCCCGCGGTGCAAATGCTTCCTGCTGCTGAGCAGGGGACATCACCTGATTGGCTGCACCAATCAACAAACTTGGCAAATCCGCGTTCGCGCCAGCCATCCTCAGTTGTCCCTTGTACGAATTGATTAGATTTCGCATCGTTGGGCTTTTGGGATACTGGTTTTGAATGTCATCCAACAATTCGTAAACCTGTGCGCGATCTTTGACGCCTTGCCTTCCAGCAGCGCCTAATGCTGACGCCACTACGTTGCGTTCGTCGCTGGTAAGACTTTGAATCGCTCTATCTGATTCTGTTTGCAGGGTGCTTAGTTGAGTAAAATTCTTAATAAATTCAGAACCAGTCAGCGGCGCAAGTTTCAGGATGTCAGCGTTCAACTTGTTAATGTCAAAACGGCCATCTGATTGCAGGTTTCGCGGGTCTTGCAAAAAGGGAATCAGCCGCTGCCGTTCAGCTTCTTTTTGCTGCTCCAGCGTCAGTGCGATTCTTCCCGTGTCTACTGTTTGCTGTTGCTGCTGAAGCAACAAAGGGTTCATCTGCTCAGTCTGCTGGTAGGCTTGTGCGCCGCGGGCAAGGTTGACCATCTCGCCCAGGCTCATGTTGGGCACGGGCTTAATTTGAGATGCGACGGGTGTTACGCTTAGGTCTGCCATGATTTAACCCACCTGATAACGGGCAAACGACGAATCCAAAGGCTGCTGGCCATAAACCGGCCCCATAGCGTTAGCGCCAGTTGCAGCACTTGGCCTTTGCATCAAGCTATACAAGAACCCTGTGTTGCCAATGCCTTGCAAACCGCCAGCCATAGCATTTGCTGCGCCGATCTGACCAGCACCCAAGGCAGATGCTCCACCGATAGCAGCCTGGCCGATGTTGCCAGCAGCATTCATTCCGGCTTGGTTCATTTGGGTTTGGCCTGTCTGACCGATGCCAGCAATACCAGCCAAGGTGTTGTAGATGTTCTGGCGCTGTGCGATAACCTGTGGCATCGCAGTTCCCAAGGTGTAGTCAACAGCAAACTTCTGCGCCGCACGATCTACATTTGAACCACCGCCACCAACGTTCATGGCTGCTCGGGCTGCGCCTGTTCCCTGCTCGATGCCAAACTGATAGCCTGGCAGACCCATGATTTCCTCACGGGATACGGGGGCCGTCAGACCAGGCAGAAGTTCACCAATCCGAGTCAACGCTCCGTAACCGGCTTCCCGATACGGGGCTTGCTGCTGGTTGATGATGTTGAACATTTCGCGCTGTTGGTCAGCAGCGTACTGGGCTGCGCCAGCCTGTTGCGCCGCAGCAGACTTAGCCGCCCGCGCTTGCATACCAGACCCGATCAGGCCAGCGCCAGCGCCTAGCAGTAGTGCGGTTCCTGTTCCGATTGCCATTTCACAACTCCTTTATGAACGTTCTTTCTAGGGGTCGAAAGCCCGCCCGAAAGTAAACTTTTTCCATTGCTGCTGCGCGTTCATCTTCCAAAGCAATCATAAACAGCGCCCTTGCGTCTTTTTCTCTTGCCCAGGCTTCAATCGCCTTGAACATTGTTTGCCCGATACCACTACCCCTAGCCGCGGGGGTCAACCACCACCACAGTTCTTGGGCCACCTGATAACCAGGGCTGAAATACAGCGGGTACAGCAAGCACGATGTCACCCCGACGATCTGGCCATCCAGTTCACCCACCAACAACAGAATGTTGGTATTTTCCAATGAAGCAGACAAAAAAGCACGAATTCCTTCAGGGTCATAAGGCGCAACGCCCCTCATGGGTGAAGATTCGTGGAAATGCGCCAGCAGTTCAATGTAGGCGTCCAAGTCTTCGGCTGTGGCTTGTCTGACGTTCAAAACGTACCCCCTCCGATACCGCTTAGGGCCGTCAGCAGCGTAAACGTGCCTTGGGCTGGCGTGATGTTGCCAATCACCGTGTTGTTGATTTCCCCGCCGTTGATGATCTGGTACTCAACGGTCTGACTGACTAAGTTGGGGTTTTGCAGCCACTGTATCCACTCACGCGATGGCCTACCCGTCGTTTGGTCAAGAAACGGCGAAGTAGGAAATCGAATGTTTGTCAGTGCTGGCATCAGTTGTCCCCAGCAGACGCCTTCAGGTTGGCCGACACAATCACAGCCTTTACAGGGTCGGTCAGTGCCACTTCAAAGATGCGGTCACGCGCCCAGCCCAACCTACGCCAGATGGCACGGTTAGTGTAATTGCCTTGACGGCCAATTCCTACCCAATGCTCGTTTGACCAGGTAGAACCGCCATCATTTGACCACCTAAGCATGGCCTGAGGGTTGTCGCCCTGGCCCGTAGTCAGACCAACGCCAGGCTGGAACTGAATCTGGAATTCTTCAAAGTACTGCCGCTGAAGGTCGGTCGTCAGGTGGGGCGCTCGGCGCAACCTGCGGATCGGGTTCCCAGCGTCTGTGTAGGTGTCAAAGTCAAGGCTATAAATCTTGCCGTTCTCGTAGTCACCCACCAGGTTCTTGTTGGCAAACGCGATGCAGTTCTGACCGCGGTGGCGCTGATAGACTGCGTTCGGGCTGTCCCACCACAGCCACTTGAACCACTGCTGGGTGGCCAAGTCATAGACCCAGGTCAGGTCAATGTCGGGGAAGGTGATGACGTAAAACTCGTGTCCTTCCTGTTGGAATGACCAGGCCCGTGCGTTCGTTACGTTCACACCGATCAGGCTGTTTTCCACCGCATGAGTAGAAACACGCTTGTACTCATAGCCCATCATCATGCC